ATCGGGCCGGAGGCCGGATCCGGTAGGCTGATCATCCGGGATCGTCTCGCCGTCATCGGGGAACCACCAGCCGCCGGTGTAGGTGACGCGCACGCGCGTCCACCGGTCCGACTGCAGGCGGAAGGTGCCCAGGCCGCCGCCAAAATCGAGCATGCCCTTGGCGAGGTCCTGCGCGGCGATGAGGTCGGCCAGGACCTGCAGCTGCCAGCCCTCTGCAGGGTTGCTGCAAAGCTCGATCTTGGTGATCACCTCGACGGGGGCGCGGGGCAGGAAGAGCGAGGTGCGGTCGGCGCTCCCTTCGAAGAGATCGCCTTCGAGCCGCGGGAAATTGCGGTTGCAGTATTTCTCCATGCGGCCGAGGACGCCCTTGCCGATGGTCGTGATGGGGATGTCCCAGGTCGTGCCGCTGTTCAGATCCGCGTTCAGCAGATGCGCCTTCAGCTCCGTCAGTGTTCCGAGGCCGATCTTCATGGGGATGGCGGCCGCACCGGCATGGGCGGCGGCCGTTTGATGGGCGCAGGCATGCGGCGGTCGACCGGGGGCCGGCTGATCACAGTGGTCTGCGGGTGTGGTTGATTGCTCATGAGGGCTCTAAAGAGCCCCGCCGAAGCGGCGGGGCTCGAAGAGAACTCGCTGATCAGGTCGTGTCGGTGACCAGGCCGGCGATGGCGGTGATCGCCATTTTCCCGACCGTGAACCGCTCCAAGGCGCGGACCAGGATCTCGTCGGTCGTGAACCCGGCCTCTTTGCTGGTGTCGAACCGAACGCCCGAGCGGATGCCCAGGTATTCGTAGGACACATCGCCGAAGAGGACGTGGATCGTCGTGGCGGAGACGCTCGTCGAATAGACCGGCATCGAGGGCACCCAGATGATCGGGAAGCCGTCGAGGGTCGCCGGCGTGTCCTTGGTCCCGCGAATGTACGGCGTGACAGTCGCCGACGTGTTGAAGGCCACGAGCGCCTGCTCATACGTCGGGTGCATGTAGTACTTCGCGTTGCCCAGCACCGCGCCGCTCACCACCGCGCGGAGGGCGCGATAATCAGCCAGCGTGGCGTCGCTCGGCTTGTTCTTGCCGCCGCTCGTGGATCCAGCCTGCGGGTAGGTGGAGTTGTCATTGGCGACGAGGCAACTGACGGTCAGTCCCTTGGCGGTGCCGTTCTGGCCCGAGGCGGCGCCGGTGCTGCGGAAGAACTGCCAGTCCTCGATCGCGGCAATGTTGCGCGCCGTGTAGCGCGCGAGGAATTGCCCCAGCGGGACGATGGAGTCTTCCTCGAGTTCGGTGGGCAGACGGATCAGCCCGCCGAATTTTTCAGCCGTGAACGTAATCCAGGCGAGCTGCGGCGATTTCTCAGTCACCGTGCCGGAGGCGGCGATGAGGCCGAAGACCGGATCGGTCGAGAGCGCCGGCAGCTTCACCGTCAACGCGCCGAGCGGATAGACCGTGCCGTATTGCCGGGCGAAGCCGTACTTGTAGACCAGCTCGACGATGTCGCCGACATACTGAGTCGGCAGCGGAATGTCCGAACTGGTCAGCGCGGCCTTCGCGTGGACGCCGAGGATTTCCTTGACCTGGGCATCGGCGAACTCCGCCATGCGGCCGGATAATTTTTCCTGGCGAAGCGCGGCGGCCAGGCAGATCCCGCCCAGGAACCGGGCGGTCTCATCGCAGACCTGGCCGGAGGGGCTGATGCGAGGCCCGGACTTGATCTCAATCTGCCGGCGCCGGAAGTCGTCCAGAGCCTTCTTCAGGTCAGTGACGGTCGCGGTAATTTCCTCGTAGCCGGCCTTGTTCTCCTTGATCGCCTTGTCGAGATCATCCACGCGGGCGAGGCGCAGATTGATGCCGCCGAGCGAATCGAGGATCTGCTGGTCGACGGTTTTCTTCTCCTCGGCGACGACGCATAATGCCAGGGGCACCGTGTTGAGCCCTCCGAGTTTCAGGAGGTTGTAGGCCGTCATGCAGGTGATGGCGGCGAGCAGCCAGATTAGGTTGCGAATGATTTTCATGGTGGATTTCAGATGAGGTGAGCTTGTATTTCCGCGAGGATGGCGAGCCGCACCCGCTGGGAGGTCTCCGCGGCAGCAGCGGGACTGTCGGCCGGGGAGACGGTTTTTGCGTTCGCGATGACGGCGGAAAATTTGTCGAGGTCCTCTTCGGTGAGGCAGCCGGCCTTGTAGGCGCGGGCGAGCGCGTTGGGATTGGCGCCGATGACGCACTGCGAGAGCTCGATCTGCTCCTGTTCGAGGTAGACGGCGCGGAGCTGGGCGGCGGCGGCCGGGTCGAGCTTGAGTTCGGCCACCTGGTCGAGGAAATCCTTCTGGTTCGAATCCCAGCGGGTGGCCATTTTCTGCGGGATGAAGCCGACGCTCACGGCCTTGAGGAAGCCGTCGCGCACCATCTTGAAGGCCCAGTCGGCGAGCGTGCCGGGCTCGCGGGCATATTTCACGGTCTCGACGAGCTGGTCCGCGGTGACTGCGAAATCCGTCACCTGACCGAGGAGCTTGGTGATCGAGCTATAGTTATGGCTGTCGACGAAGGGCGCGTTCTTGGCGAAGTGCGTGAACCGCCAGCCATTGACGCGGATCACCTCGGCGTAGTGGTCGAGCGTTTCATCGGAGGCGACGAATTGGACGGTGCCGGCCTTCTCATCGAGGATCTTGGGGACGACGGCGAGTTCGCGCGTCTGGCGCTGGCCGAGCTTGGCGAGTAATTTGGTGAGTTCATTCATGGAAGGGATCAGGGAGCGGAGCTGTCGGCCGCGGGATTGTCGGCCGCGATCGGGATGGCGACGCAGTGGCAGTTGATGACGTTGCCCGGCGAGCCGGAGCTGTCGCCGGGGTTCATGAGCTCCTCGCCGTCGACGATGAAGGGCTCGTCGACCGGAACGATCTGGCCGTTCGCGGCCTGGTGCGCCGGCCGCACGTTCGCGTTGCCGCTGGTGAGCCATTGCTTGAGCGTGATGCCGGCCTCCTGCATGGCCTCCTGGCGCCCGGCGCCGTAGGCGGCGGACGTCTCGGTCTGCGCGATCGTCGTGGCGCGCTCCGCGGAAATGCCGTTGCATTCGGCGCGCACCCGATCGGCGAGCTGGTCCATGGTGTCGCCCGCCTGCAGGCCGTCCTCGATCACCTGGCGGATCTGATCGCTGACCTCCTGCGGGATATTGGCGAGCTTGACCTCGCGGCCGCGCAGGAAGGCGATGACCTTGGCGGGCGCGAATTGGAAGGGATCGTTTTTGCCGAGCTCCTTCATGAGCTCCTGGCCGGCGGCGTTCAGGGCCAGCGTATGCTGGCGGCCCATCGAGGTGAGGAAATCTTTGCGGGAGGTGTCCAGGTTGAAAAGGAAGTCGGCGGCGGCGGCCTTGGCCTCGATCGCCAGGCTGCGTTTCTGCTGGTCGATGTTCGCCAGGACCTGGCGGCGCACCTGCATCAGCCAGCGATTGAAGCGGCTCCTGAAGGCCGCGATCTGCTCGGCGCGCTGCTGCATGTAATCGCGCCAGCGGGCGAGCTCCTTCGGGTCGCGCGTCTTGTCGATCAGCGCGGCATCGAAGACCGGCGTGCAGCAGGGGCAGCCGCGGGCCGCGATCGCCGCCTGGTTGCCGAGGCGCTGCCGCGCGAGCAGCGCGAGCTGCAGGGTGCGGATCGCAGGATCGGTGATTTCCTTGGCGGGTGGCTCGGCGAAGTCGGGGGAGTTGTCCGGCGGCGGCGGCGCGGTGCCATCGGCGCCGACCGGCGCGACGGAGAACGGCAGGTAGCCGATATTCCAGCCGGGATAAGGCTTCATGCCCAGGTCGAGATATTCGTTAATGAAGCTCATCGGCTGGCCGCTCGCCCAGAGCTTCATAGCGATATCGAGCCGGCTGTTGCGGACCTCGATCATCACGGGGTGATCGTCCCATTCCAGTTCGGCCGTCAGTGCGCGGCCGGCCATGCGGCTTCCGACTTTGGCGCAGGCGCCGGCAATCTGTCCGCCCAACGGCATGCAGCCGCGGATGATGAGCTGGTAGTAATCGCTATCCTTGCCCATCGAGTAGCTGGCCTTGACCTCGGACATCGAGGGTGGGACGTCGAAGGCGACGAAGACCTCCTGGTGCGAGATCGCCCGGCTATAGGTGGGATCGCTGCGCGAGCTGGAAGCCTCGACCGGCTTCTCGACCGAGATGTCGCCGGTCAGGAAGAGGTCCTTGGCGATGCCGCGGCGCATGGCCGCGCGCTTTTCGCGCAGATCGGCGATGATCTGCTCGCGCTGCTCGGGAGTGGCGGCCCCGCCCTTGCCAACGACGATGTATCCTTGCTCGCCGTTGTTGATCATCAGATCCCGCAGGTAGACTGCGGTCAGGAAGGCGCCCTCGGCGGCGATCTTGGCCGCCTGCATGCAGCCGATGCCGCGCCAGTCGTCATAGGGATTGAAGGCCTTCCAATGGATGACCTGCTCGGGCAGGAAGATTATGCGATGGCCGCCGGCGTCGCTGTATTCATAGCCCTCCAGCTCACCGGCCCGTACGATGAGGCGCATCCGGCGCGGCGCGGCGATGAGGAAGGGGGGGAGCGCCGTGCCGATCCGCGACGTGGTCGGGAGGATCCAGGAATCATCAAGGCAGATGAAAAATTCGCCTTCGAGTTTCGCCCAGGAGGCGAGGTCGCGCAGGACGTCGTCAATGGTGAGGCGGGGCTGCGTGCCGATCGCGAGCTTCGGCCCGAGGGCGGGCGCGGCCCACCAGGCGGCAAACTGGGCCTCGTCGTAGATCTTCTTCCCGTCGTAGAATTTGAGCGCCCGGCCGGCGATCTCGCCGGCAATGTGATTGACGGCCGAATGGACCCAGGCCGATTGGCGATAGGGTTCCACCAGCCGGTTGGACGGCACCTCGTCGATGTCGGCGCCGGTCCGGAAATCGCGCATCAGTTGGGCCAGAGACTTCCCTGTGACGGCGCCCCAGGCGGCCTTCAGGCGGGTTCCAATTGGAGCCTTCATGACGCGGCACCCCCAAAAACGGGCTGGCGGACCGACCCGATCGGCCGCGCGGAGGCGCGGAACCGCCTGTTGCAGCCATTGCACGCCAATTGCAGCGGGGGTACCCCCTTGGCCGCACTCCTGAGCATCGCGGGGGCGAGATCTTCGAACGTCGTCGATTTCGGGAAGGGCATTTTGGGTCAGCAGAGGGTTGAGGAATAGCCGGTCGCGGCTTCGCCGGCCGCCCGCTTGGCCAGGGCAAGGGCCGTGCAACGGTCGCTGTGGCCTTCGGCGGTGTGCGGCGCGGAGTAGGTATATTCGCCGTTGCGAACAATCTGACGCATGGCGTGGAGGTCCTCGCGGACCGTCGTGGAGATCGGGATCCTCAGCTTCACCGGCGCCTCGAAGGCTCGCCGGAGCTTCGGGAAGATCTCCCGCTTGAAACCGACCGTGAAGGTGCAGAGCTCGATCTTGCCGAAGAGATGCTTCTCCGGATTCCATTCGCCGTGGCGCTGCACCAGGTAGTCGCCCAGGCCGATGCCCGGCCCGGTGTAGTCGAAGCAGACGCGGCTGGCGCGGGCGATGCGCTCATCGAGGATCTTCTCCTGGGCCGGCGTCGCCATGCCGCGGAGTTCGAGCACCTCGCGCGTCCACTCGATGTCGCCGATCTGCTCCAGCGCCCAGGAGATCGTCGGGTCGTTGGTGCGGCCGAAATCGATGCCGAGGCTGACCCGATTGCCACCGCGTGCCTTCCAGAATTCAGGGTCGCCAAACTCGGTGGCCTCGGCGCTCTCGGCGAGCTGGATGATGTCGTAAGGCAGCAGGACGTTGCTGCTGTCGAGGAACTGGCATTCGCACTCCTGGGCGAATCCCTCCGGATCATCGAGTGCCTCGCGCAGCTGCGCGATGTCGACCGGCAGACCCATGAGGACCGCGTGATAGATCGTCACCAGGTGGCGCGACCAGGCCATCCGCGGTGTGTCGGGCTTGGTCCAGATCTTGTGGGCTGCGCCGTTCATGCCGTTCGGCGTCGTCGCAATTCGCACTTTCTTTTCGCCGCCGCGCAGCGGGTTGGTGATCGAGGGCAGGAGCGCGCGCCAGGTGGCCGTGGGGTTCTCGAAGAAATCGAACTCCGTCAGGAGCAGGTTGGCGCTGCGGCCACGCACGGTGTCGGGCTTGCCGGGCACGGCGCGCTGGCGCGAGCCGTTCGCGTAGATGATCTCGGCGCTCTTGAGCAGGGATTGCGAGGAGCTGCCTTCGCGGGTCTCCCGATAATCCTTGATGTAGAGATCGAATGCCTCGGCCCAGATCTTCGCCTGGTCGAGCGAGTCGAGCGCCTGGCGCTCGGAGGGCGCGGTGATCATCCAGTCGGTGCCGGCCCGCGCCTGGCAGTCTTCGACTGCCTCGCCCTCATAGGTAAAGTCCTTGCCGGTCTGGCGCGCCTGGAGACCGAATTTGAAGCGGCTGCGGTCGTGGTAACCGACGAATTGATATTCGAGGAGCAGGCTGCGCGGATCGTCCGTCGGATAGGGATTCTTCCAGCCGCTCGCAGTCGTGCCGAGCTTGTGCGTCTCGGCGAGCTTGCGCAGCGCATCGAGCTCAAGCTTCCAGATCGGGTTTGTGCGCGCGGCCGCCTGCGCCGTCTCGACCTGGGCGCGGAGTCGTTCGAGTGCCTCTTTCTTGAGGTTCGCCATGGTCAGCCCATGCCGAAGAGGCTGCGCAGTCGCGCCGCCCGCTCCGTTTCGCTCAGCTCCGGATCCGTGGTGATCTTCTTCGCCTGGTCCGCCAGCGCGGCCTTGGCTTCGAGGATCTTCACCTTGCGTTCGTCGAGCGCCAGGCGCGCCTGCTCGCGGCGCTCGCGCTGCAGATCGAGGTAGAACTTCGCGTCGCGATTCTGTGCCGCCATGATCTCGAAGGAGACCTGGGCGATCTCCGAGACGGTCTTCGCGTCGGCCTTGAGCTGCGGCAGTTTGGCGATCTGCGTTTTCAGCTGGTCCGCGATCGAGACCGACTGCTTGACCCAGCCCTGGCGCGCATACCAGGAGAAGAATTCCGAGAGCGCCGCGGTGGAGGTGTCGAGCCCATGCGTGGCCTGCAGCCAGACACGCGCCTTCTCCGACGTAGTGCGGCGCAGGAGCTGAAAGAGTTCCTCCTGCAGGGCGTCCGGCAGGGTCTTGAGCTTGGAGTCTCCTCGGGGCTTTT